CACTCCAAATCGGCACACCACCCTGCTTTAGGACGGTTCTTTCGACGGGGAATGAGTTAGTCGCAGCATAGGGGATGCCGTACTGGACAAGTTGAGACCTTGCAGCCCCCTCAGACGCTGCCTCAATACTTACTTTTGCTTTGCCACCAAGTCTTGCTTGATACTGCTTGGGAACTGTGAGTGTAAAACCAGCCATTTAGATACTCCTGAACGGGTTAAAGGCTTGAGACTTATTAGCCTTCTTGCCTGCTGGTGGGTCAAGAACTGGTGCGCTTAGTTGTTTTGGAACAGTGTCCAAGAACCGTTTCACCACTTCATCGTATTGTTCAAATGCGCCCTCAATCAGGACGTTCTCTTTCTTAGCCATTATCTGCCTGCCGGGAGATTAGATGTTGGTACACGCCTACCGCCTGTACGTGCAGGACTGCTTATCTGCCTGCCCACAAGGTCAGCTTCTCCTATCGAACCGGGCATTACCGGACGAGTAGTTGTTGGCTGCCCTGTACCGGGTGTCTGCGGCGTATTGCCTGCCGCGTTACCCGGCTGGAAATTACCTGCGTTCGGAAGCTGTGTAGCCCCCTGCGTGTCGAGTACGGATTGCGCTATCGTATCTGCCTCTCCACCACCAACGCCTGCTGCCTCTATGATGCCCTGAAGAAGTGGAATGCGCTGCGCTGCAATGCCTTCCAGAATCCCTGAAATCTGTTCTGACTTGAGGAACTTCTCTGCGAGGAGTTTGGACTGAACTTCCAGCGCATTTGAAACCCCACCTTCCCGAAGGGCAGTGTCATGGTCAACAAATCCCTCTCGCCATCTGGTCGCCCAAAGATTGAGAATTCGCTCTCGCTCTTCGGGAGCCGTAGGGTTGAGTTGGACGAAGTTGACGTAGTGTCCCTTGATGTCTTTCGGGGAGATTGTGGCATCTACTGTCCCTGCTTCTGTCTGACCCCATACTGTGATGCGGTCTTGTACTACGTGTTCCACGATATTGAGAATGATCTCGTTGCGGTGCTGTAACCCACGGTTGGCTGCTGACACCCATGCTGCAAAGTTGAGACGACCGATACCGGACAGTACCGCCGTCTCGTAACCCGAAGATGCTCCCGAAGGACGCTGTCCACGAGTAACTGATGGGGCTGTATTGGACTCAATAGCCTCATCGAACATACTCTTCGCCAGCATAATTGTCTGTGGCGGCTCAGGCACACGAGGAACTTCAATCTCCACGTTCTGCGGAACCACGTTCATGGCTCCGGGGGAGTTGTCGTATTCGTTCAGTGCTTCATCAGCCATACCCGGTGGGCCTCTGAAGTTGGTCACTGGGTGAGTGGAGTTCGTGACGATGTCGAGGTACTGAGATGCTAGTTGCGATTCAGCCTGCAACATCTCGAAGTTACCGTCGAGGATGCCCCAGTAGAGGTCTTCAGGCTTGTTGCCTAGAGTCGTAAGACCTGTCTGAGGCCAGTACATAGTCCACGGACGAATCTTGTAGCCGTGGTCACGAGGTTTCATTACCCACTTGCGCTCTGCCATGTAGGCGACCTGTGAGTGCGTCCACACTTCAATGAACTGTGAGCGACCTGAGTTAGAGCCTTCCCAACCGGGGAAGTGAGCATGTATCCACTCGTTGTCGATATCGAAGAAGTGGATAACCCAGCGAGGGTCATAGCCGTTATTAGTGTCCCAGATGACTTCCTGTGGGTTTACGGCTTTCGTAGTAATAGGCCACTCGATGGAGCGTTTGTCCATAGCGGCTTCGAGTTCATCTTTGTATCTCGACACATCACCAGAATCTTCAGGCGGTTCTGGGAAGTCAGACCATCTGGCTCCAATGAACTCAGTCTTCTCCCACGCTATTCCGTAGGACGCTGTGTGGAAGTTGATGATGCGTCGGGTTGGGGTTTCCTGCTCCAGTCGGTGATTAGAGCCACGCAGGAATTTCTCTATCTTCTCTGCCCTTGCCTGCCCTCTAGCACCGGGAGGGGGGACGGTAATATCTACGAACGGCGGTGTGATGTGGTCTACGAGTGTCTTTACGACGGAATGGGCTGTTCCTAGCCTGACTTTCGACCCCTCTTCTGTGACAGGGAAGTCGAAATCTCCACGGATGAACTCGTCAGCCTGTCGGCACTTGCGCCAGAACTTCCCGAATCGCTGTTTACCCTGCGAGACAGTTCCCTCAATCCACTGTTCCGTGATCTTGGGTTCTTGTTGCGGGTTGGCGCGTTCAAGCTGGATGGTGTCTTCGACATTTCCGCGAGTGGGTGGAACTGCCTGTGCTGCTGACGATACTGCGGGTGAGACCATTATCGAATTGTTTCCGCTTCCAGAATCGTGTCTACTTCATCGAGATATGCTGCGTGACGTGCTTCACGAGTAAGACCTATAAATCCACGCTTTTTGCCACGTCGCTTCGAGATGAAATTAGGTCTTAGAGGCTCCATGCCTCCTGTTTCCCTCTGCTTATGCGTCGTCACAGAATACTCTACAGGGTCACAGCCATACAAGGCTAGTACCTCTGCATCAGCCCAGTCATCATGCGCTCCAGAGGATGTTCCAAAGACGTGTCCACGATTAGATGTTTCTTTGTGCGTCGTATCCATGAGTTGCGAACTTAGCTTGTTCCACTCTGCTGGGAAACTAACTTCTTCATGCTCAAGGGCAATTCGATAAGGCAGGTACAGGTCGTGGTATTTTGCCACCGGTGTGAAGTTGAAGGCGATGACTGGAATTCTCTCAGCCAGCATCTCTGTGTACATGATGTCACGAGCAAATTGGCCTCCCAGTCCTGTCGAGTCCATGACAATTTGCTTGAGGTTCCATCTTCGGGCTTCACTGCGAATAGTCTCCATTTGAATCGTCCAGTCAGTTTTCAGGAGTTCTGTGGCTGATACGGATTCGCGTGTTTTCCGGTTCTTGACTATGAGTACCGTAGCATCGTTGCTACGCCCAAGATCAAGTCCAGCAACGTACTCAGCCCCGCCTTTAGCAGGTCGCATGAGTTCGGTTCCTCTGGCTGCTTTATCCACCTTGCGGAAGAACGCTCCAGCACCTTCAGGTTGAATAGCCATGTAGAGACGATTCCAGTCGTCCTCCATCATGGTTTCTTTGTCGTCTCTTATCTCGTCTTTCTGGTCTTCGGTCAGGAGCGGGTTATCGAACGCCGTCCAAGAGAATGCTTCACGGCGGCGGCTAGGGCTTGCCTTTGCTCTCTTGAAATTTCTAGCGAACCAATGACTCGGAGAAACAGGTGGAATTCCTTCGATGAGGGCGCGCCCAGCCCTGCCGGGAGATGAGAGTGTTGGTCGGAGTTTGTTCCAGCCAATTTCCGCTATTTCCTGTGCTTCGGTGATGTGGAGGAAGTCGAGTCCGACTGACTGGAGTGACTCAGGGTTATCCGCTGACTTGAGTTCCCAGAAGATAATGGGTCGTGGACGTGGCTTTCCGTCTCGACCCCGAAGCCAACGTCCATTTCTATCCTTGAAAGTGAGCCACACATGCAGTGCGTCTTCCTTGAACCCACTGCCTCTACCGCCCCCAAGTTTGTTGTCTCGATACGGGTTTGTCTTTGAGACCAAGTGTTCTGGAATGAATGCCTGCATCTCGTTCCAAACTTGATACATCTGCGCCTTAGTAGGGGCAACTGTCCAGACGTGGATAGCAGGAACGAGCCTAGCTTCTTCAGCGGTTTGCTTACCGGGCTGGCTAGGGATTTCAACATATTTGTGGGATAGGGACTCGATAACCGCAAGGTCTTCTTCGAGTGCGGAGCGGGTCTTCCCTCCACGTCGTCCAGTTTGGTTCCACTTGACTTTAGCTTTGGACTTGTGGAGTTTTAGCTGGTGTTCGTGGGGTTGGTACGGCATGTTTAGAGCATAACACTTGACCTTCCCTCACTGCGTAGAAGCATTTTGGTACTTCGCACTGAGGGAACTTTGACTTACCGACGATGAAGTTATCTTGGGATTGTTTAGTCATCGAAGCTAGTGAGTCCTGAGCCGTCAGAGGGCTTTTGCGGTGCGTCGGAGGGGTATGAGAGGTCATCCCGGTCTGCATAAGGCTCTGCGAGGTCTAGCATACCGTTCGCGGCGACTACTGCGCCATGAAAGCTGGTTGCTTTGGGGTTTTCGTCCAGTGATGCGAATGAAGTGAGTTCGCCTTCTCGCATGTATACGGCTTTTAGTTCTGAGGTTCGTATGTTTTTGACCCACCCTTTTTTCTTGGGGTAGTTTCCGGTTATCCGGTATTCCTCAATGGCTTCGATGAAGGTGGGGCTTTTCTTGATAAGTGACTTTATAGATGCGATGTCCCAGCCCCACTGTTCGATCATGTCTTGTACGGCTTCTTCAGTAGCCCCCCAGTCTTCGAGTGAGGCGTAGATGCGTCTGAGTCTACGAGGCCATTCTTTCCATTCGGGGATGGCGCGTGTTACTCGTTGTTCGATCTTGTCGTAGGTCTTTTCAGCCATTAGTGAGCGTTACTCCAGTATCAAGAACTTGATGAAGGACGAGAGGTTATTCCGTAAGTAAGAAACAGGAGCGAGTGCCTGCAGCTTCTGTAATTTTTCGTACTCACCCTTGTTGAACGACACAGACACAACGTGCCGCCTCACTCCACCGAGTGAATGATCTTCAACTTTATCGAACGGCTCTTCTGACATATCGTAGAACTCCCACCCGAATCGTGAACCTACATTGTAGGGACAGGCAAGCCATGAGTCAAACTCGCGCACGCGATGTGTTAGTAATACACGGAAGAGTCCCCAAGACTCTGGAAGTGTGTTACGCATTACCTATTACTAATAACTAACACACCGCACACGCGCACACACGAGAGTAATGCCTTATCCACACGCTATCCCCTGTCGGGGGCGTGAGTATAAGCAACGAAACCACTAACCTGAACTCAATATCACGCTATCCACACATTGTGGATACAGGTGTGGCAACGTGTGGCAACCAACTCTATCCACACCCTATCCACACCCTCCCACACATTGTGGCATAAACCATTCACTTCACAACAAAACAAGAAAAAGATGGTCTCAACGCTGTGTGGGTCACATCCCTTTGTAAACAACCCCCTACGGGGCTATCGGCGTTCGTTCGTCGCACAGCAATCGAAGATTGCTTCGCGCGCACATGACGACGTAGTCGTCACGCGGGTTCATCTGAGAAGGGCCACACTTCCACAGTCAAGCGTGGTGACGTGGTGCGATGACGTGGTGACGTGGTGCCAATGGTGACGGTGGGACG